TTTTCGGTCCCAATCTTGGTGGGGTCCACGGTGGCCGAGTCATCGAGGGGGTAGGTGAACGAGCCGCTGACTCCGGTGTACCACTTGAAGTCGAGCCACGGAACGGTGCGGCTGCCGACAACCTTCGTACCGACGCTGATGCGGTCGGACTGAAGTTGGATGAAGTCACGGAGGGTCTGCTCAAGAACCGCGTCACCCGTTCCAAAAGGACCGGCGGCGGCTTCGACGTTGAGGATTTGTTCAAGAGTTTGCTTCATTCTGTTCACTTCCTTTAGGTTCAAGCGTTGGCGTGGGATGCCGTGTTCACACGGATGAGGTCGCCGTTCGACGCGCTCGTGGTTTCGCCGGAGCCGACGTAAACACCAAGCACCTTCGATGAGGCGTCGTTGGAGTCAATGGCGAGGCCGGAGGCCCCGACGTACACAAGGAGGCCGGTGGTGTAGGTTTGGGAAGCCTTGGAGGCAACCATCATCACGCCACCGAGAGGGAACATGGACACCGTAGCGCCCGAGGTTTCCAAGGTGCCGTCAGCGTCGCGGGAGGACTCGCCTGCCGACACGCCGATGCAAACCTCACCATCAGCGGTAAGGTCCACGGTGTTGTTCGTGGAGTCGTTCGTCAGAAGGTAGCCAACACCGCTAACGGTGGTGGAAGCCTTCACGTCCATGCTCACGGGGTCAATTCCTGAAAATGCTACCATATCAAATCACCTCAGTTGTTCATCTCGTCAAAGCGAGGGGCGCGGAAGCGGGAGTCGGCCATTTCGACACCGCTCAGGGTTCGGTTCCAAGCGGAGGCCCAAGCGTTCCACCCACGGGCATAGAGGTCTTCGGGGGTTTCGACCATCCTTCCGTTCAGGTAGTTCGCGACAACCGGGGTGGTGGACACCTCGGCTTCGGGGGCCTCGGACGCCACGGCGGGGGCCGGGGTCACGGGCTTCATCTCGACGGGCGCAGGCTCAGGGTGAGCCGCGTTCCACGAGGCGATGAGGGATTCAAGGGTTGGCTCGGACAGGTCTTCGTGACCGGTCATACCGAGTTCGGTGGCGGTGGCGACGAGCGCAAGGCGGGACTCTTCGGCCTTTGCGGCTTCCATTGCCTTGAAGTTCTCAATCTCGGCGCGGGCAAGGATGAGTTCGGCCTGAATGGCTTCCATCTCGCTCGCCTCGACCATTTCGGTTTCGGGAATGTGTTCGTCGCTCATGGGAATTCCTTCCTTTGTCTGACCCTGCTCACTTGCGGACTGTGGTATAAGCATTTGGGCATTTGCCCTTCGCTTGGCTCGTGGGTGGCCCTTCGGCAACAAATCGTTGTCTTGAACGTAATTGGGGTTGCTTGGACGACCGTTTCGGAGCAAATACAGGAAGGCATTGACTCGTGCGATTCCCCACCCATTTCGCGACATGTTAGGGGCGTGGGAAGTGCTGAAAGCGCCTGCACCCCTGCGAAACACAGTAAGGAGAGCGCCCATGCTTGCACGACTTCCCTTCTTCTTTGCATTGTGTTCCCTCATTTTGTTTGCGATGGTCTTTCGCGTAGCCTCGCTGACCTGAATCTTGGTGTTGGGCTTCTTGGCGGAGCCGGGTGGGTTTTTCTTGGAGCCACGACGACGCTCGCTTGGCTTGGCCGGAGTTTTGCGTGGGTCGTTAGGGCCGGGGCGGCCGTGTTGTCCGCCGTGCTTGGCTTCGACTTCGATTGTCTTTTTCTCAGCAACCTCAATGTTTGCGCGTGGGTAGGCGGGCTTGTGTACGATTGCGAGGTGGTCGAACTTGAAGTTCGTTCCGAACACCATACCGTCTTCATCTGCCTTAATTGGGACGCCGTAGCCGCCAATAGAAACACCGTAGCCGGGTCGCAGCCACATACCCGACTCAAGGGCTTCAAACAGTTCTGAGCGGCGAACAACGGCCGTGTAGCGTACATCATATCCCGCTTCTTTTTCATGGTAAGATGCGCTAACCACTTCGCCAACCACGGCTTCGTCAACACCGCCATTCATGTTGCGGTCAAACCCACCGGCTTTGAGAGGACGGGGATGGTTAAGCGTTAGGTCAGCACCCGGCATTTGTTCAACCGCGTGTTTTGCGCCTTCAACAGTAAGGGACCACTTGTTTTTGTTCATACCTTCGTGGAAAGCAATACCGCTTATTTCGATGTACGACATTCCGGTTTTTGCCTCAACCTTTGCGACGACTTCATCAACGGTAATTTCCATTGTGACGTTGACCGGTCGGCAAATGCCGTCAGCGCCCATTTCTTCTCCAATAGGACAAGAATCTGCCTTGACTTTCTTTTCGTCTTCGTCTTCGTCGTGGTATGAGGCTAACTTTTCGCCAACCTTTTCTTCGTATTCTTCGTGCGTTTTGCACGGCATGAATACAGTCATACCTGCTTCTTCGTGACTGTGAATGCCTTCGCAACCAATTTCTTTGGCGCGGTTAGTCGCCTCGCCGGGGTTGTCGTAAACGTCCTTGCGAATTTGTTCTGCTTCTGCGTGTTCTGCACAAGACGAGCAGCATGGTTCGGAAGCGGCGGCTTCGTGGGAATCGTTCTTGTCGAACCACCGCTGAAAAGTTTCGTCGTCAGGTCCGGGGAAATACATGGGCGTTCCATCGGCCATGCGCTCCATGTGCGTTGCGCCGTCGAAGCCAATTTCCCGCGATTTCTTTTCTGCGCCTTCTTTAGTGGAATAGATGTAGTCTTCCATACCGGCTTCAACAAGTTCTTCGATGACTTCTTCGATGCCGTCAATAACCTTTCCGTTAGTGTCGTCCCACACGTCAAACCACAGTTCATCGCCAAGGGCTTCGTGTTCGCTTTCGGATGAGGTCAATTGCGTAACAGACTTTGACCGCTCCCACATACGGCAAGACCAATAGCGGGCTTTGGTTCGGGGGCCGGGGCTATCGCAGTTATGGCGGGAGCGGAAGTTCTTGCGGCGAGCGGGGTCGTCGCGCTTAATTTCCATGTTGGGGTCTCCGAAGCGGACAATGATTACGCGGCCCGACTCATTTTGAACATACACCGCAAATTTGCGTGGTCCTTTGGGAGTACGGAACGGTTTATTCAACGTCACCTTTCGTCCTTGGTATTCCGCAGACTCGACGTATTCTTCGTCGTGATGTGCCGCATCCTTTCGCTCAAACATTGAATTGCACACCGCTGCACGTTGCGCCGGGTTCGGGTAATCTTCCCGTGATTTTTCGTCCCCCATGCACCGGTCCATGTAATCGTCCTTGGATTCACCGGGGCGGGGGTCAGGCATCATTCTTCACCGTCCTGTGTCGTTACACCTTCGTTGTGGTGGTGGCCGACGTGCCCTTCGTAAATGCCGAGTTCAACACGCTGCCGCTCATGTTCAAGCATTTGTTCGTGAGCAAGCCGCTGCGCTTCAATGGCGCGTTGATGTTCCCCGCTAACGCCGACGTGTTCGCGGTTGCTCGCCACAATCTCGGGGTGAAGGTTGATTTCGGTTTGCTGCTCGTTCTTCCACAATTCAAGCATGGAGGTAATGATGATGAGCGCGGGACCGCCGATAATGGCGAGCAACGTTGTGTAGCCGTCAATATTTTGGATAACGGCATCGTCTTGCGTACCCATCCAAATGATGTAGCAACCAAAAATAAGCCACCCAAGAACAATGGGAACTCCGATGATAAGCATCATTCGGTCATTAAACGACTTCAACGTGTTCACCACCCCTTTGATTGCTGAAGTAATGGGCTAACGTTTCAACCTTCGGCCATGTCCGATGCACCGGGTTGGCTATCAGAAGGTGGGTTAGGGCCGTTAGGTTGATTTCGTGGTTCGCGTCGTTCTCGCCCTTCCCGAATAACGGGCATTTTGAGGATTTCCAATGCGTCGTTGAGCGTCAGGATTCCGGCTTGATAACCCATTGTGGCTCGTCGCATGGAATCAAGCAGCGATTCTTCGGCCACAGGCTCAAACCCAAAGCGCGGAAGGTCTTGCATTTTGTGTTCAATGCCGAGCAAGTTCAGATGCGTGGAAAACAATTCGTGGACGCCCTGAAGAACCACATGTTGCAGACGGCGAATTGCGGTGTTTGCCCATGTGTTTGCGTTGTAGGTAGCCGCAAACGTCGAACCCTTTTCCTGACCTGCCGCAACACGGGGAACGTGCAGCACCGCAGCAATGTTGCTACCCACGGTGTCGAGGAAGCCGGTGTTATCAGGAATGGTGTTGTGTAGGTCAACGTGGTGCAGGGTAACGTAAGAAGGAAGGATGGGCATTTGGTCGCCGCGCAGACCTTCAAACAGACTGATAACCTCGTCCATGATTTTGCCGAGGC